TGCTAAGGTTTGATCGGCTGATGCTTTTAATGCAGCCTCCTTGCCCTTAAACTCAATATCAATTAATCTCTCTTGTGTTGCTATACTGAAATCACCAAGTTCCTGCTGCAACTTTAATCTGGCTGTGAACAGTTCAACATCGGCTTGGAATCCATCAGCCTTGATCTTTTTGATGGCTGCTTCTTTGTCGGCTTCTGCTTTGGCTTCCAATGCTGCTCTTTTGGCTGGATCAGTTTCACCGCCTGCTGCAATCTTCTCCGCTTCTGCCTTTGCCTCTGCCAATTTAATCGCTTGATCGATCTCTAACTTGCCTGCTGCCTGTATTGCTTCAAGTTCAAGAACTCGGATTTCATTTGCCTTCTTACGCTCATCAAGTTTGATCGCCTCGATGTTGTTGGCAAGTTCTTGTTCAATCCTTGCGATGGTTGCTGCTCTTAGCGTAGCGTTCTCAATCGATTGTTGAGCATTTAACTTTTCCTGATCTGCTAAGTTATTTGCTAAATCAATGCGTTCCTGCTGAGATTCTCCATCGATCAATATCTCTTTGCGGATTGTTTCTTCGACAATCTTTAGCCGATCTTGTGCAGCCTTATTGGAGATGGCTTTTGCTTTCTCTGCTGCTTCCTTTTCTTTATTTTCACGTTCAATCTTTTCTGCTTCATCAAACTCCTTATTTATATCAAGGGTTGCTTTTCGTGAATCTCTATTAATCTTTGCAACAGTTGTTTGTGATGCAGCGATTAGTTTTTCTTGATCAACAATTTGTTTCTCTAATTCTTTGGTTTCATTACTTATTCTTTCAATGCCTGATTTTTCTGATGCATTAACATCTCTTTGTCTTGAATCTCTTAACTCTCTACTTAAACCTTTTAATGCCAGAACCGCTTTTGCTTGTGCGCCAATCTCAACATTTGCTGCTTTCTTACTTGACTCTTCAAGATCTTTAATTGCTGCTGCTCGATCTAATTGTAACTGGGTTTTATTTTTAGTAAGTAAGGCAAGCCTATCCTCAGCAGTTTTAGATGCGTTAGCAATTTCCTCCAATGCTTTTTTACTATTGGCAGCAGCAGATTTTAACAATTCCAATGAAGCATTCAAATCCTTTTGTGCTTTGCTTGCTGACTGTAATCTATCAACAACTAATGCAATCGCACCCAAGAATAGACCGATGCCCGTTGCAGCTAATGCTACCTTGAAAGCGCTAATTGCCACTGTGCCTGCAACGGTCTGAACGGTAAACAATTTAGTTGCGAGTGTAGTTATGCCTAACTTAGTTGCCTCCTGACCAGTCAACAGGACTGCGATCTCTCTCACTCCATTTGCTAATGCAGTAGCAGCAGTTGTCTTGTTGATGGCTTCTTGCAGTTCTTCACTTTCTGATCCAAACAATGCAGCAGCACCTTGCGCTGCCTCAAAGCCTGATGCCAATCCACTGATCGCACCAACAGCAGCGTCAAACTTAAAGGTGTCTGATGATAGCACTCGCACTCGCTCACGAGTATCTCCGATCTGATCTTCTAACTTGGCAGCAGCGATGACTAACTTTTCAAACTCTTCGGTGTTATCCTTGCCCGCTTGTTCAAGTAATGCCAACTCCTGCTTTAATGCTCTAAGTTGACCAGTAAGGCTCTTTTGTTTAGTCTCAGTCTGCCCGAATGTTCTGTTAAGTTCTGCCTGCTCTGCATTGACCTGATTGATCTGTATCTTTAATGCTTGTTGCGCCTTTGCATTCTCTTGATATGCCTTGCTCACTCGATTGCCAGAAGCGATCAGCAGCACTTGCTCCTTCTCTAATTCTTTTAGGTTCTTGGTTAGCTTATCAGATTCACGATTGAGTTGATCCAGTGCAGCCTTTACTTGCTGACCTCCGAACGCAGCAGCAGCAGCACCGCCTATCTTCTTAAACTCATCAGCAACCTTTTTCGATGTGGCTGATGCGCCTTTTACAAGTTCATCATTGGTCTGAGTGATCTTGCCGACTGATGCTTCAAGGCTTGTTGCGTTTGCCTTGTAGACTATTTCAACTTCTGCTTGTGCCATCTTTACGTTGGTGCTTTATGAATTGCTCAAATTTAAGCAAATAAAGCGACACATCACCACGCATCAACTCATTGAACTCAACGATATTGCCAGCAGCTAAACTCATTATCTGAGCCTTAAACTCATCTATTACTTTTTTCGCCCGCTGTCGAGGTGAGAATCCAGATGGGTTAATGCTTTGGTTAGATTGCGCTGTGCCTCCACGTTGTACTCCCATAAGCTCTGAAATGTATCGGCTGACATAGTTAGTAATGGCATCAGAGGATCTATATCCAAGCGAGTAAAAAAATCGTGCGAAGCCTCCTTACACATCGCTTCAAACAATTCTAATTTCTTACTATGAATATCAGGATCAACTACTGCCACATCTTCATCACTTCGCACCACCCAACAAGCAGCAAGGTTAAGCAATAGATCTCTGTGGATAACGGTATCTTGTCTTTCTCTAATGACATGGATGTAGCCTGCCACTACTGCTGCATTCTTTGGATTGCTTAATCCTGCGCTCAATGCTTTCTCCATCCCTTCCAAGATTCGCTCCATCTCCGATCCACTAAGACCTGATGATATTCGCTCCATTAATCCCATCGACATTGAAAACCTTTCTAATGGAAGGTTCATTTCTTTAGGGAATCGATAGTAGGTATGCCCTTCGTGCTTGAATAATTCAACCATTGGGCGCAATGGCTTGACCTCTTTACTGTGCAAAAATATTGATCGCAGTCGATCTCCTAATCCTTTGAATAATCTCATCAAGTGTATTGTTTGTTTTAATCTCTGAATTGTCTTTTAGAATCAAGATTGCTCCTGACTCATCCTCCTCCTGAAAGCAATGGCTGATGAAGTCAACATTGACAATCGCATCGGCTATCTTGCCATTGACACGCAGAACTTCATCGATCTCGTTATTATGAAAATAAGCCTGAACGATGATGAAGCCCGTCATATCATCTACCACCTTTGCACTGGACATTCGGCATCTGGCACTCTTGTCTTGGCAGGCAGGAAGCATCCGCACTCTTTGCAAGTGTTGGTTAGATTCTGATGATATGGGCAAACCACGCACTCCTTCATCCGCTTCTCTGATAGCTTTCTGCTTGCCTTAGTATCGAAGCACCACAGCATCCAGCCGTGAAGGATCATCTTGATCTTCTTTAACATTCGATGCAGTCGATTAAGTTAACAACTCCAACATCCTCAGAATCTGCATTGCTATTCACTACCGAGAAGCTAATGCAAGTATATTCAACCTCGCAGATGGTAAACACCTCACCACCTCGCAGGCTGATCGTATAGCCTTGCAGAGGATCGATCTTTGCCCCGACAATGGTAAGCATTCCATCTTCATCTGATTCGCTGTTATAGAAGGTCTGAATCTTGCCCGTTGCATTGTGTTTGATGTCTACCACATAAGTAGCATCGGCAGGCACTACTCCGAAGGTGATGCCCTCGTTACAGTAGTCAACGATTATTCCAGAATCAAAGCACGCTGTACATACGCTCATAAATAACGCTTTAGGATTGCGTTTACAAAGTAACGGAAACAATCTAAAAAGTCTGCACGTTCGGCTATGTTTTTTCGATTGCTTTTAATAATGCCTCCATTGGCATCGCACTGCACTTGCTTCGCATCGAACACAAAGCCCTTGCACCGTTTGGAGTTAGCACGAATATCCAACCTTCTGAGTGCTGCGTTGCAATCGATCCTACTGTTGTAGTGAGTAGGGTTGGCAGGGATCATAAACTGGCTATCTGATAACCTCAACCTCCGCTTGATCTGAGTGTAGGCTGATGAATTATCTCGCTGCTGCACTGTGCCACCCTTACCCATCGCATCGCCCGTGATCCTGATCAAGCCCATCGGCACACTTAATGCTTCCACTGCATCGCAGAAAGCATCCACGCTGCCCTTGTCGATCTTGATCTCATCCACCACTATCGCACCTCTGCTTACTTGCTGGATAACCAAAGCACAAAGTGGATTGATATTGAAATCGACTGACACGAACACAGGTAGGTTAGGATTGAGTTGAATGCTATCATCTATGTGCCTATCATCGTTCCACTCATACAAGAACGGGTTAGCAACATCATCAGCAATATCCCAATCGCCCTCAACGAATCTTTGGTATTGGATCGGAGGTAGTTCCTTCAGCGATTCAAGATATTCAATCGGGATGTATGGATTGTCAGTGATCTTCGATGGGATGTAACTCCATCGGTCAGGCAAAGTGTTGCTGCGATACTTCTCGTAGATGATTGTCTTAACCCAATTATTCGATGGGTTGCACGTAGCCAAGCAAACGATGGGAGGCTTGCCTTGCGCCTTGTTCCAACTGCCGATCCTCTCCTGCACCTTGTAGAAGGTTGGCTCTTGCAGTTCGTTAACCTCATCCAGTCCTGCACCATTAACCTCCAAGCCCCTAAATCGATTGAGTTCTTTGTCATCGTCATAACTCTCAGCCATAAATATCAACTCACTGCCATTGTTGAATGTTACCACGTTAGTATCTCGATTCCAAGACTTGATCTTCTGGTCAAGCCCATCACTGAGCAAGCCTGTAAAAGATGGAAAGGTAGTTCGCTTTAAGTCAGGCAAACTCTTGCGGATGATAACCCAGCGAGATCCTGCATAGGTCAAAGCAAGGTTAGCAAGTGTCAGCAGTAGCCAATAAGTTTTACCACCACGTATTCCTCCCCCGAACACAATAACTCGATACTCGCCATTGATGGCTTGATCAAAGGCTACTGTCTGCGTTTCGGTTAGGCGGTAACTCATTCACTGCTTCGCTCTGTGCGGATGATCACCAATGGCTCGGTGGTGTTGATTGTGCTTTCACCGTTATTACTCCATCTGCCTCGCTGCCTATTCGATAGCCAGTGCTTCGCTGCTGCTGTGTCCGATGGTAGCTGCTTGTGAAGTTTAACGATCTCGCCATCCTTAGTAACTGCCTCCTCAACTATCGTAACTCCTAACGCTCGCTCATACATCGATCTTGCTACTTTGGCATCTGCATCCTCCTTCCCACGCATTAATGACTCTAAAAAGGTGGGATGGTCGTGCTTCCAATTGTGGATTGTTGCCTCGCAGATCTCAAATGCTGCTGCTATCTGCACATCACTAAGCCCAAGCAATGCGAGATTGAATGCTCTCTCATCGTGATCAGGTGTGTAGTCTGTTGGTCTGCCAGTTTTCTTTTTCATTTGCTTCTTGCTTTGCGATACTTGTCTGCTTCAGCATAGGCGATGGCAACTGCTTGATCTTGATTGTAGCCTTCGCTTATTAGCTTGCGGATGTTCATCTGAATTATCTGCTCTGTATCCCCTTGAAATAATGGCATAGCTTTAATGTTATTGACTTACAAAGATATTAAAGAATCTACAAACTGCGACTCTCGGAGCCTGTTTAGGTTATGCCCGATGTCAACCATCTTCTTGTACTGCGATGGATAGATCACCAGCCGTCTGAGTTTACCTTCAATGTATGCCATTGTGGTATAGATCTCGTTACCATCCCGATCTTCTGAATTGACTAAGATGCCGAAGT